GATAGAGACATCAACTCCAGTGCCTTCAACAACAGAAACTGAACCAGCAGAGCCTGTACCGGCAACGCCTGTTACAGAGACATTCGCATCAGCGCCAACAGTAACTGTACCGACAGCACCTGTAGCAGATACGCCTGTAACAGATACGGCAACGCCAGCCCCCTCAACAACTGTGACGGAGCCAATTGCACCCGTTCCTGCGGTGCCTGTGACTTCGACAGGTAGGGGAGATCCCCACGCGCCTTCACCCCAACCACCACGGCCCCAGCCGTTGATGTTAGCCATGTACTATCCGCTATGCGATACGGATAATCGCGTTAGACGCATCCGCTGTTGGGAACTGAATCGTAAAGTCACCTGAACTAGATGTCTTATCGCCACCAAAATCTAACGCACATACAGCAGGGTCGCCTGACGCGCTGTCATTAAAAATAAGTGCGCCTCTTGCAGTAATACTGCTTGAGCTAAACGTAAGGTCAGCGAAGTCCGTAAAAGCGGTAGTGCTAGACGTTGTTGGGTTTACATTCGTCAGAGAAGCGCCTTTAGCGGTGTATCCCGTTCCAGATATTTCGTTAGATGTCGTGTATGCGGTAGTACCTGCGCCTAAAGAAGCACTGCTTGTATAAAGCGCCAAGTTAAAGGTGTTGCCACCACTAGCCAAAAAATTGTGCTTGGCTTCCATAAGCTCTTGCTTGAAAGACGTACACATTGCAGTCGTAATAGCCATTATAGACTCCTAATTATGTCTGCCATGTCTTTATGGCCTTGACGTTCAAATTCAGCAATCAAAGTGGTTCTATCACTTTTAATTGCCTCTTGTATGCAGTGTAGTGCCGTAGCCCTAACCGCCTCCTTAAATGCTTGCGCTTGCTGCGCTATTGCAGGGTGGCAACTGCTACCTACGCTTACAATACGGTCTGCCGCAGATTGCGCCCAGAACGCAGGATCGTGTCCACCATCCGCCGTGGTAGTGACGATTACATTTCCTATTTCCATCTGTGGCGCTTCAATCAGCATGTTTTATCTTATCCCCTAGCAATGTCATATCGGTATTCATCCCTTGCGCCATACTCTTCGCCCAATGCTTTCAAAGAAGCCACGGCTTGTGAAAACCGCTGCTCATACTGAGCTATTTCTTCTGGGACTTTTAAAAAAGTGGCGGCTTCCACCAAGGTTCCGTACAAAAGCGCGTCCGGAGCGTTGTCCGAAAGCCAAGTCGTTTCTGACCCTGAAGTAGTGGTCAAGGAAGCTGGGCGATATTTATAGTGTAACTCGTAGGTGTAATCAGACGGCGGGGTAGGAGATAAAATAAACGTGTTGTCGTCAAATAAAGCATAGTACTTGGTAACACCTGTTGTTGCAGGGTTTGGCGAGTACTGCCGTATAAAAGAAACGTGCTTAAACAAAGGGTACGTGTACACACTGCTGTCAATCAACGCCAAACTGTAAGACGCTAAAAAATCAGTAGGGGTAGATAAATAGGGGTTCCCCGTAGATCCACTTCCGGCAACGTTTTTTCTAAAAACAGGTAAAGAAACATTTTTTAATATGCGCTCTTCTGCTTCTTGTATGAACGTATCTAGGTCAGAAACAAACGTAGTTTCCGAAGTTTCGCAGTAATCTTGTACCGATGATTTTAACGAAGCTAAAGTAAAACTCATGCCACCACCACTGTTACTTCGCCAACTTGCGTGAATCCCGTCACAGGCTGACCATTCGGACTTTCTACCGTGGGAACACCCACTGAAACCAGCAGAGGCTCAACACGGTCCGGACGAGGATTCTTTAAAGCTTGCGGGTCATTTACGTTTGGAAGGGGCAACAATTGAGGTTGCTTTGGCTCAAACTCGTCAAATCCTACCAAGCTACCGTTCCACTCTTTTCGCATCCGGTTTAGTTTATATCGAAAACCAGATCGGTCAGAGATACCGTATGCATTTTTCCCTGAAGCAAAAGTCATAGCTACACCCCGTAGTTATAGGCCGGAGGGCTGATCCGGAAAGAAGCTCTATCCCGATCTTCTTCCATAGCCCGGATCATTTCTTCTTCATAAACACTTTTTAGCATACCCATCATCTGAGGATTTTTCTTCATAGACAGGTAGTAAGCCAATCCTGCGGCTAAACAAGGGTAAAAACGAAAAGGAACATCTACCGTGTCGGTAAAAGTATCGGCATCGTCCAAACGAGTCAGGCGGTTAAACTTGACAATATCGGTGCTATTGTCCGGAACCGGCCAAATTTTTAGCACAGGAGTTATTTGACGATCTAAAAAGAATTGATTTGGTCGACCTGTCTGTGATTTTGAGGGGATGTTTAAGAATTCAGAGCGGCTCAACCTGTCTATTTCAAAGTCAGTGCCGTCACGAGTCACCACCGTGGACAAAATGTCGATAGTGGACTGCACGTCACTAAAATCTTGCGCAGCAGAAACGGTGGTGGTTGCGCCACTGGTGCCACCTGTGATCGTTTCACCGGCAGAAAACGTACCTGTTGGAACAGTGGTAGACATTGAAGTGGCGCTAGTTTTACTTATTACAGAAGCAGTGGCACCGCTGGTGCCGCCTGTAATCGCTTCCCCTACCGAAAAACTGGCTGAAGCAGCTACAGGTAAAGACAAAGTTCCTGCGGGATATTCGCTAATTCCAGAGGCAACCGTGAGAGACGTTTGCTCAATCGTCCACTGATTAAGGCCACGGTTGGCCCAATCAGCGAATAACAAATTTAACGAACGTTTTGCAGTGACCAAGTCATAGCCGGTTCTAACCTCTAAGCCACAACGCTCAAAAGCTTCTTCGATGTATTCAGCTACATCAATTTCAAAATTTTTGCTGTTACTCGTTGTCATGGTATAAATTATCGAATACACGGTTCACATCAAGGACGTAGTCTAAATCAGACTTCGAGTAATGTATGTGCGCCGAAGGCTTAAAATCTGGAGCGCCTGTACCCGTTTCAAACCACGCGGGGTGCGTCACACGAACCCGGTTGTTTGGTAATGCAACGATGTTACCTGTCCACTCCCCCGCATCTAAAAGTTGCAGCACGTGACTTTGTTTGTGCTGTGCTGGGTCATCCGCAATTTCACTCTCGGTGTAGTCTACTGTGAAAAGATACTTGGCGGGATACATTTCTCCACCAATTTTTGCCATCCAAGGGCATGGCGTTGCACGATCTAAAACATAAACAGCGTGGTGGTGCGAGGAACAGTCCCAAGGCTGTGCGTCATGCACCGCCATAGGTTCCGGCCATTCCTCCAAAGGAACATCCGCTACCAAAGCGGTTATAGGCATCCTTGCCCACATGGCACCGCCATGCACGGTATCCTCTTCCTCACCCTCTGCTTCAATACCCGTGAAAATCATCTGAAAACTCAGACATCTACAAGGCATCGTAGTCACGGCAACAGCCATGGCGTGCAAAAACTCGCCGTGGTAAGCCTCGTGGTTATGCGTAAACTCTTTTCTTACCCAGCATTTAAAGTGCGGGATGTTCGACTGTAGGTAAGCCATGCTCTACTTGCTTACCTTTCCACCTTGGCGATAGCCCTTAGACTTCATTTTGGACACTTTACCGCCCATCTTCATGCCTTTGGACTTCATCAGGGCACCGCCCATCTTCATGCCTTTGGACTTCATCATGGCACCGCCCATCTTCATGCCTTTGGACTTCATGGCAGAAACTTTCTTTTTTGCAGTCTTTTGTTTTGGGGCACCGTTGCCCAAATTTACTACCGACATAGCTACCTCACAGGTGTTTAGTTACTTTTCTGCGGTTTTCTAAAACAGCACCGCAGCCCCTCGCAATTTCCTTGCGGACAGCACCGCCTTCGCGCATGCCTTTAACAGTGGCTTTTTTAGTGTTAGACACAACCGTCTTACCAGTTTTTCCCGCTTTTTTCTTTTTACGTGCGGTAGCAGCGCGTTCTGCTTTAGTTAAAGAACGAGCTTTAGACTCCGGCAAACAACGATCAGGGTTCTTTTTGTCAGGAGAAGTGCCGCATTTACCAACAATGTTGCCTTCACTATCGATGCGAACCCAGTTCTGTTCTCGCCATTTCTTCAGTTCACCCATTACTTTTTCTTCTTACTACCTTTTGCGTAATTAGGGTCTTTGCAATACTTAGACGCGGCCATGTTGGCATACGCAGAAGGATACGTGTCAAACGTCCTTTTTGCCCATGCTTTACCCGCAGGGCAGATTTTACTGCCCTTGCTTTTTTTTGACGCAGCACCGCCTTTACGGTAGTACGTTAAACCTTTAGGCATGTCTCCACGGGTCATCACCATGCTTTGCACGACCAATAGCGAGCAGAAAACTTATCTTTAGCCGTGTCACAATTGTGCCTAGCGCGAAAATTAGATCTCCTTCCCGGCTGATCTTTTTTAATCGACATCTTTGGATCACCAAACCTAACTAGCTTGATTTCACTGCCTTTTTTAGCAAGAACAGCACTTTTTTTGGCTTTTCCGGGGGTTCGTTTGGGCTTGTTAAAACCTGCAAACGTTTCACCCCGATACTTTATTCGACCGGAAGGAAGTCTTTTAGCATCTTTGGTTGTTGCCATATTAAGTTTCCTTACTAAAAGTTTTTCCTCAAGTACAGGATAACTGTGTATGTGTCTGCATCCGTGTGACCCACTGTGGTGAAGTTTACATCACCTGTTTTGCCCGACCCGGAGTTGTTCGTCAAACCGCCAAATTTTGTGTAGTCGTGATCACCACTCTGGTTTTCACCTAGTTCGATACAAAACAAATCCGTACTGGCATCCCACAATATTTGGACTTTCATCCCAATACATTGCCACCAAATTCGTTCGATAGTGACTCCCGTACAGGGGTCACCGTCTGCGCTAGGTTGCAACGCCGAAACATCAACTTTCGTGACGGCGCTTTCACCAGTGCCGTCAGAAATGTTGGTCAGCTTCAAAACAGTGAATTTCGGACCATCCGACAGCGTTTGCGAGGCTACTGTATCAGCCATAATTGCCTCCTGTTACGAGTCCGCGAATGGAGTAGCAACCGTACCTGAACCAACCAAAGAACCTGAAACCATGTACTCTGCGGTAGCAATAGCGGTTACCTCAATAATTGAGCCTCTGTCGCCACCCGTTGTAGTGCCGTTCATCGAAATCACGTCATTAGTCGCGCCCGGAGCAAAAGCCTTGGTGGTTGTTCCTGTTACGGCAAGAGAACCAACAAACTTGTCCGTGCCATCGGTTTTGACATCTAAATCAGTCGAATCAGTGCCAACAATGAACTTGTAGGTCGCGCCAATAGTATCCGAGGTAATTGTTGGAAGCGTAACCGCACCGTCCGCATCGTTAATTTCAATGATACGACCAACATGGTCTGCATAGGTAAGGGTTGTTTCTGCCGTAATTGCTACTACTGCATTTGAACCCGCCGGGGTGAAGCCGCGCTCGGACCTTACTGGTCCTGAAAATGTTGTTTGTCCCATGTCTATCTCCTGTCTTGGGTCATGTCAGTCGCAACATGCGACTGTCAGGGATGGTTTTAGCATACACAAAAAAGAAAGGGGCAACAATGTGCCCCTTCTTTTTCACAAGTTTTTACAAACTTATGCACCGGGAGTGCCGATAACGGATCTCCAATCGGAAACACCGAACGAATATCGCTCACGCGCTTTGAAGCGCATGTTTCCAGTATCAAAGTCACCTTCCATCGCAGTTTTGATGGCTGTTCTTTGAAACAGTTTGAAGCCATTAGGGGCGTCGGTTTTGACAAAAAACGCGTCAGTGTCTGTCAGGAAGTGGTTTACCACTGCTCCCTCGGGAAGCATACCCATAGACTTGAGTGCGTTAGTGTCGTTGTCGGCAGTGCCGGGACGCAGGGCTGAGTTCAAAACTCGTTCTGCGATAAATTGCAGTTCCTTTGGAATGATTAGTTTCATTCCGCGAACAGCAATTTTCAGGCCACGCTCGTCGGTAAAGCCTGCGATATCAATCAACATCTGCTCAAGAGACGTTTCATTAAGATCGGAAGCAGTTGCCAGAACGTTCGACTGATTACCCGAAATAGACGGGTGGTCTGCTGCACACAAAGCCGAACCGTCACCGATAGGACTAGCCGCGCTGAACGCATTGTTCAGTACACTAGCTGCACGGATCTGCTTGGTTTGTGACATAGAACGTGCCAGCGCACGAGTATAGCGTGCTGCCAACTTGTCATAGAGATTATCTTCGATAGCTTCCTCAGTGATTGAAAAAGCCAGCGCGATTGTCTCGTGCGAATACCGTGCAGTATATGTTTCCTGCGCGGCATCAAACGAGATAGCGCCACCTTCTGATTTCACAGGGGCAGTGCCGAAGCCAGAAAGCATTACTTCTTCTTCAAACGCTCTGTCCGAGGACTCTTCGTCAAAGATTTCAGCATGCTCTTGGTCGTAACGATCATATTCTAAGCCGAACAAAGCATTTAGGCCGGGTTCAAGCTCTTTCGCCAGTTGGGCGCGTGTAATAGGCATTGAATTTCTCCTACCCTAGATGCCAGTTGTCGTGGCAGTGGTTTGTGAATCGAAACGCGCATTCGGAGAGTTGTAGTGTGAATTAATTCTTACAACCAAACCAATACCTGCTGCGGCAAAATCACTGTTGGCGTCGTCATCGACGATACCCATGATTTTAAGCGGCAGAGTTGCCGTGGTTGCAATCGTAGACACACCCAACGCTGAGTTTGAGCGTCCGGTATCCGTGCTGCCCGTTCGAGCAGACGTGCCAAGGCTTGCATTAGCAAAAACAGCCGTCAGAGCCGTAGCTCGGTCGGTAATACTTGCATCTGTAGCAACTTGGAAAGTTTGCATCGGGTTATCAGCAACGAGAGCTTTGACAGGGAAGTTCGTGTCAACGCTAACGCTAGCTGAACCGGGCCAATAGTTTAAATAAACAGGCTTCTTCGATACCGAATCCATGTACTGAATTCCCACCAACACACCTAGCGCAGCAGTTGTACCGCCCGCCGTGTCGCCTGCTTGATCAATAACACCAGCCGCAGTCGGAACTACGATGCTGTATTGAAAAATAGCGTTTGTGTTGTTAGAGGCAATTTCGTACTCGGTAATTCCGTTTGAATTTGCGGCTGCGCCGACAAGTCCAATAGGACGAAGCCCGTAAGCGGTTTCTTGATTTGCCATTATTTGCTCCTAAAAGCTTTACTTACGAGGACCACCAAAAGTTACACGGGATTGACGTTCTGGTTTGTCAATCACCATAGTCGAGTGTGCATTCTCGCGAAGAACGTCCGTTTCAATGGCTTCAATCTGATCTGCATTCTTTCTCTCGAAATATTCAGTTCGTTCTGCAACCGTTTCCAACGGGATTCTTGCCAGAAGCAATCCGCCAACACCAAACACGCCTTCATATTTCCCTGATTCTATAGTAGGTGCCTCAAAATCCGGGTACTCATCGCGTCGAACTAACTCGTAGCCTTCTCGCATACGGGAAGAAATGTTAGTGCGGTCTTCAAAACCACGCACTTCCGCACGTATCCAACGATGTTTGAACCCTTCTGGCGCAGGGGGCGCGTCTAATTTAGACGGTGGACTCCACGGTTTTCTTTTAACCTGTGTAGCCCGAGATGATTTTGCGCGGGAAGTTCTCTTGATGGCATCAATTTCATCTTGTTGATTATCAGTCATTGTCCTTCCTTAACGTATTTTGCGTACTCTTCGAGTGGCACTCCCAATCTTTTGGCAATTGTTACTTGGCTCGGGGAGAGGCGAACCTTTTTGCCGCGTCCAGAGGACTTGTTACGGGAAACACCCGCAACAGATTGCCCTGAACGATTATTTCGTGGTGCATCTTCCGCATCAGTAAACCGGTGTGGAAATGCATCTCTCATTCGAGAATCTAGCGCATCATAGTAATCATTGCTAGAGGGGTCAAACCCTTCATCTTGAACGAGTTTTTTGTGTAAACCGAAAGCCGCAAAGGTCATTGCGTCATCAGTTCCAAACCAATCATTCTTTTCTGCCCATTCTTCTGCTTTAGCGTCGGGAGCCGGGACTGATGGGGCAGGTTGGTATTGAGGCTGTTGTTGAGTGTAAAGCTGCTGTTCTTGAGCTTGAGCTTGAGCTTCCGCTTGAGCCTGCCGCTGGGCTTTGGCTTGAGCGTGCTTGTCTGCGGCTAAAGTAAGCTGTGCGATGCGTTCTTGCGCAGCCATTTGACGATCTACGTCACCGGTTTCAATAGCGGTCTTTAACTCTTCCTTGGCCCTAGTTTGCTCAGAAACTACACGGTTACCGTACTCGGTTATGTAGTTTTGATCTAACGATTGCAGTCTTTGTTTAACAGAAGTGTTTTCTGTCTGAATCGTTTGAGCGTAACGTAACGCTTCTTCGCGCTCCCTTTCCGCCTCTTTAGCCCGCTTAGTAAGCTGGTTTATGCGCTTTTGAACGCCTTGGCTATACTTTTCATGCTCATCGTCATTGGATTCTTCTACAACCGGTTCCGAACTTGCTTCGGTGTCGGGGGTTGCTTCAATCTCTACTTCTTGGGCTTCTTCCGTAAATTCTAGCTCTACTTGGCCGTCATCGGCTTCGTGAGCAGCTTTTGCTTCACTCATTTGCATGTCCCTTAGTTATGGTGAATATCAGTAGGGTCAAGGATTGTGGCTAAGATCTCATCGTCATTTAAAATCCTAACCTCGCTACCAAATACAGCAGCGTCTTCTCCGTTTAAACGGAACCTAGATCCAGCGTAACGTGCGAAAATCACCCATTGATTTTCTTCGCACCACCCGCCTCGCGGATATTTTTCGCCGTCTTTGTACGCATCAGGACCCAAACGAAGCACATACCCAACGTTAGTTTGAATAGCATCTTCCTCTAGAGTCTTGGTGTTTAGTAAAATACCTCCTTTGCTTTTTCGCGGAGCGCGAAAAGGCATGATCAACACGCGCCAACCCGTAGGTTGCGGCAATCTTTCAATTGCGGATTTTTCAATCAGAGAAGGGTCTAGTACGCGTTCCTCTTCCGAAACGTATACCTTGGACAAGTCCAAGGTTTCTTTAACTTCAGACATCCATCATTTCCTGTTTGTCTAGCATTTCAGAAAGCTCTACGAGAACGTAATCGCATGCGCGAATTTCTCCCATACACTCCCTGTAATGTTCCATGTCTTTAATCCCGCCTTCCGACATTAGCTCGGTAATTTGGGCCTTGCGATCCAGCAGCGTCTTTCGGACATACTGCACAATATCGATACCGTCCAATCTAAGTGTCCTTAATTATCCGACGATATCTCATATTCTCGCGTCTTTGGCACAGGAAATCAAATACTTAACAGCTAATGTAGCGACCGCCTCTTTCAGCAGCGCCCATACCCCGCTTTTTACCTCGAAACACCTTACCCTTTTCCGTGTTCGGGGTAGCCTCTTCCGTCAAAGTGGCATACGGAATACTTCCTTGGCCTTTAATGTCGGCCTTGTTTACGGGCTTGGGCGGTTCTTTTATGGGAGAACCCATGGTTTTTACTCTACCTGTCATAGATCACCTCTATTGTTTTGTTGCTTGAGTAACTCTCTTTGCATACCCGCATCGATGCGCGCAGCGGTTTGGTTTTCTTGGCTTTGCAGGCGCTGTTGGAACTGAGCTTCTCGCTGGGCAAGCTTTTCTCTTTCAAACTGTAGTTCTTGCTGCTCCATCGCCATATCGTTTTGTTCTTGTTGTGATTTAAGCTGCAATTCCTGCTGCTTCAACTGAATCAACGGATCTGGTCCTTGCGGCTGTCCTGCATTCTGAATCTGTTTGCCTAGATCAACAAGCTGCTGAGTTCCTTGTGCCACAAACTGAGCAACCATCATCTGGTACTGCTGGTTTGTTGCAGGGTCTGTCAACGCTACATTCGGGTTCTGCTGCGTAAAGGTTTGTTCGGCCTGCTCTTCGGCCTGTAGCTGAATGTGGTTCAACAGGTGTTTTTGAATCGACAACTGCACATTAGGCATTTGTGAGGCCATCCCGCCCGTTACAAAAAGAATGTGCGACTGCATGTGTGCCGCGTGATTCTGACCTTTAAAAGCCTGTAACGCCGTGTTCTCAAGCGTATCGATGTTTTCTTGCGCCGGATCTTTCGGTGCAATTTCGTTCGGCGTGTCCGCCCGCAAGATCATGTCAGAGTTCTTAACGCCCAATGCGTCATACACCCGGCGGTAAACCTCGGGGATGTTGTGAATATCCGGAGCCTGCATCGCCATCTGTAGCTCAGTCTGAGCCAACGCGATTCTCTGACTTTGCGAGAAAATGTTAGGATCAGACACAGGAAGTACGTCTACCCTGTCATCAAAGTCAGTAGCCTTAACCGTAGACTCCGCACCCGGCACCTCATACGGATAAACCGGAGGCAAGCTCTCTTTCATTACACGAGCCAAGATCTTGAACTCAATCTTCATGGCGTAATGTAACCGCTTATGAACAGCACTCATTACACGAGTGCCCTGCTCAATCATAGCTATCGTAGTGCCGACAGCCGCGTTTGGATTAGCGTCACCCACTTTCATATCAGTGATGGTGGCGAAACGCTGCGCAGCGTCCACTACAAAGCCTAGTAGCTGGAAAAGCGTGCCATCTGGGCCTTTGAACGGCAGCGGCATCAAACTGTCTCTAATCTGCCCTCCGGGCGCGTCAACGTCCCTAAATTCACCCGGCTGTAAGGGTGAATCATCGTCCCTGATCCGCAGGCCGCGAGCCTTGAATCCAGCAGGAAGGTTAGAAAGCGTACCCGCATCGATCAATTGACGCAGTGCAGCAGTCGCGGTTCGCGATAAACCGCCGATTGTGTGAATCAAACCAAGGCCGTAAAACCCAAATCCGGGCAGAAACTTGTAATGAACGAAGTATTGA